GCCAGGAAATTGCACGCCTTAAAAATGCTTGAAAAATATTATACCTGGTTAAATGACGAGGAAGTGGGAATTTTGGAAGCCATGTTGGAAGATTGCAAGCGGCGTAAACGGGAATATGACATTGAGGAAGAATAGGAGAATGAAACATGAATTTAAAGAACATGAAGAGAGGGGAAACCACGGAGCAGATAAGCCTTTTTAAATGGGCGGAACGCAACGCCCATGTGTTACCGTGCCTTTCCCTCATGTACCACGTCCCAAACGAGGGCAAGCGGACAAATGGGGCGGTATTAAAGGCAATGGGGTTAAAAACGGGCGTGCCGGATGTAGTGCTGCCCGTTGCAAGTCACAATTTCCATGGCCTTTACCTGGAAATGAAATACGGGAAGAATACGCCAACCAAAGACCAAAAGGAGTTTATGGCGGCATTGCGGCAGCAGGGATATAAAACGGCGGTATGTTATTCAGCAGACGAAGCGGTGGCGGCTATCCTGGAATATTTGCAGGAGCCGGGCAAGATGCCGCTTAACAAATGCCTTGCGGCACCATGGATTGACGGACAGTGTGATGGCGTGCCATACATGGGCCGGATGTTCAGCCAAAGTCTATGCCAGGAATGTAAGAACCACACGGCAACCAGAGCGGAAGCCGTCATAAAATCCGCCATGGCAGCAGTACCGGGAGAATATAGGCGGCCAATAGTAAAGGCAATTATGGAGTTATCGGCAGGGCATCCGCTTCCGGGAACTACCCTGGAAGATACGTTGGAAACCATAAACAAAAACCTGGCATGGTTGGTAAAGGGCCAGGCATTGACCGTGGAGCAATCGGCAGCAGTGCTTACAGTTGCCATGGATGCTTATAAAAGAGCGAAAGGAGAATAGGACATGGAGAAAAAAACAGACGGCGGCCATGAGATACCAGAAGAGGATTTAAGAGAAATGGAGCAGGACGGCGGCCAGGAAGTGGCAGAGGGAACCAAAACACAAACGGGATATTGTAAATTTTGCGGACAGTCCGGGATTATTTACGCACCGGAAACATGGAGCCAGGAAGAGGTAAACGAAGCGGCAACGTGTAGGTGCGAATGTGACGAAGCCAAGAAGTATGCAGAAAGTAAAGAGCGTGTGCAAAAGGCAAAGAACCGTATTACGGAATTATTTGGCAGTAATGCGGAAAGACCCATAGACCAGGACGTGGTTACTATCATGCTTGACGTTGTGGATGCCATAGAAGCCCGGCATATGAAAGGCGTTACCATTGACGTTGGGCAGGGCGTAAGGGCAAAGGTTTCCAAGATGGCAAAAGAGAGTATCAAGGTAGAACGCACGGAAACATCAAAGAAAACCTATGAAGAATAGGGGGGGGCGGCAGTAGATTGGACAAAATGGATGCAGATATTAAGACCATAGCCAGAAGTATTATACAAGGCAATGAGAAGCGGAAAAAGAGAATAAAGACAAAGAAAGCCAGTGCCTTTGATATTAAGGCAGCCGCTATCGTCAATGATGCCTTGTGTAATTCATGTGGGAATATCGAGAGCATCCGGGCACGGCGGCAGATGCAGGAGAAGATTTATAAGAGCATTGTATATAACACGCCTTATGAGTACATAGCAGATGCCTTGTGTGGCCGCCGCCAATTCTATGAGTACCGCACGGAGTTTATAACACTGGTTGCCCAGGCAATGGATATGTTGCCGGAGCAGAAAGGAAAAGAACATGGGAATTGATTTAAGCAGATTTAAAGTAGTGCATGGGGACAAGGTATTTAATGCAATAGCACTGATGGACGTGCATATGCCGGAGAATGTGGACTGGGATAAAAGGGACATAGTTTTGAAACCGAAGTTTATTGATATACTGGCAATCAACGAGGACGGCAATATTATTTCAATCCATGATGAAGCGTGGACGTTTCAATTTATCCCTATTGTGCAGAAGTAGCCAGGCGGCAGCAGGACACAAAGTAAATGGGTCAGAATGTAGCAGTGATTTATATTAACATGGGCTTATGGGTGGGATGCACTCATAAGCCTTTGAGCATGAAAGAAAGGACGGTGGCAGCAGTTGAAAGAATATGCAAAAGGTTTCTATCAATCAGCAGCATGGAAGAGAACCAGGCAGACAGTTATTAAACGGGCAAATGGTTTGTGTGAGCGGTGCAAGGCAGCCGGGCTTTATGTTCCCGGTGTGATTGTCCACCACAAAGAATACATCACACCAAACAATGTGCATGATGCAAGCGTGACACTGGACCCGGCAAACCTGGAATACCTTTGCGAGGATTGCCACAACAAAGAGCATAAGGCAAAGCCTAACACCCGTTACCGTTTTGATAGTGACGGAAAATTATTACCGCCAAAAGAAATGGTGCAGCAGACACCACCCCCCGGTGGGCAGATTTTGAGAGGGGTCGAAAGAACCGAGGGAGATACCCCAAAAAAACTCTGCAAGGTCGCACGCATATGAGGGGGGGTAGAATATGGCAGAAAATGAAAAAAGTAATGGGAAGAAAGCACCCAAAAGAATAAATAAACTGACAAATGCCAGGATAAAAAAAGAGATAGAATTTTTAGCCCCCATGTTTGCCGGGATTGATGACGAGGACAAGAAAAGCCTTGTAAATTCATTGGTTGAGGAAGCGGCGTTTTTAAAAGTGGCTTGCTTCCAGGCAAAAGAAGAATTGAAAAAAGAGGGGCTTACAACGGAAACAGTCAACGCTTCCCAAAAGTTTGTAAAGGCCCACCCATCAGCCACGATTTATGAAAAATATTCACGCCAATATACGGCAATTATTCACACGCTTATTGAGTATTTGCCACCGAAAGAAAAGAAAAATATAAGCAGATTGGCAGCGTTACGGAATGGATAACAACTATGTTTTCCAATACTGGGAAGCCATAGAAAATGGCACCGTAACAGTTGGAAAATGGATAAGAACCATTTACAAAATACTGGTAGATGGTTTAAAAAGTGGCAAATGGGATTTTGACGGGGACAAGGCAAATAAGGCTATCAACTTCATAGAAAACTTTTGCCACCATTCAGAGGGACGTAACGATTTACTGAAATTAGAACTATGGCAAAAGGCCATAGTAAGTGCCATTTTTGGCATTATGGATAAAAAGACCGGGTACAGACAATTCAGAGAAGTTTTTATTGTGGTGGCCCGTAAGAACGGAAAAACCTTGTTTGCCGCAGCCATAGCGGCATACATGACTTACATAGATGGAGAGTACGGGGCAAAGGTTTATTTCCTTGCCCCTAAACTGGACCAGGCAGACCTTGTATATGATGCCTTTTACCAGATTGTCCAGGCGGATGACGAACTGGAAAGCATAACCAAGAAACGCCGAAGCGATATTTATATTAAAGAGTTTAACACCAGTGTAAAAAAGATTGCGTTTAACTCTAAAAAGTCGGATGGTTTCAACCCTCAAATGGTTGTCAATGACGAGATGGAAGCATGGCCGGGGGACCAGGGACTAAAACAGTATGAGGTTATGACTTCCGCCCTGGGTGCAAGAAAGCAGCCGCTTATCATGTCAATATCCACGGCCGGGTACATCAATGATGGAATTTATGATGAACTTATGCGGCGTTCTACCTCATTCCTCAAAGGCAATTCAAAAGAAACCAGGATTTTGCCGTTTATTTACATGATTGACAACCTGGAAGCATGGGACACAATAGAGGAATTAAAAAAGAGCAACCCAAACCTGGGCGTGTCCGTATCAGAGGAATTTTACTTAGAGCAAATAGAGATTGCCAAAACATCCCTTTCAAAGAAAGTGGAGTTTATGACAAAATACTGCAATATCAAGCAAAATTCCAGTGTGGCATGGTTGGACTATTGGGATGTAATGAAAGCGGTAAACGAGGATATAAAGATTACCCTGGAAGAGTACCGGGGATGTTATTGTGTGGGCGGCATAGACCTTTCACGAACCACGGACCTTACGGCGGCATCAATCGTTATTTGGAAAAACGGAAAATGGAATGTTATTACAAAATTCTATATGCCAAAGAAACGGTATGAAATAGCCGTGAATGAAGATAACGTGCCATATAACATTTACCGGGAAAAAGGATTTTTGGAAATATCCGGGGAAAACCAGGTGGACTATAAGGATGTGTATAAATGGTTTATTGACCTGGTAAAGGTTTACAAAATCCGCCCGTTAAAAATCGGCTATGACAGATACATGGCCGGGTATTTGATTGATGACCTTAAAATGGCCGGGTTCCAGGTGGATGACGTTTACCAGGGCACAAACTTAACACCTATCTTACATCAGTTTGAGGGCGATTTAAAAGACGGTAAATATAACCTGGGAGATAATACCCTATTGGCATCCCATCTTCTTAATGTGGCGGTGGAAATCAATATGAATGATAGCCGCATGAAGCCCGTTAAGATTGAAAAACGTATGAGGATAGACGGGGCGGTTTCCGTCTTTGATGCAATGACAATGGTTTCAAAATATCATAGTGAGATAGGCAAGAAACTATTGAACGAAGCGGCATAAAAGCCGCATGGCAGCAGGGTTTTAAACTGGGTCAGAATTTCAACACGAATAATTTTACAATAGGCTCATGGGTGTATTCCATGGGCCTATTTTTGAGGAAAGGGGGTATTTGATACGGGAATTATAGCCAATGTATTTGGAGCCTTTAGGGCAAAGTACAGACCACTTTTATTGAGCCGTGGGGAGTATGTGCCAACGGGAACCCTACGGGATAACGATATTGTGGGAGCCATTGCGGATGCAATAGCAAAGAACGTGGGAAAACTCACGCCCCAGGTTATCCGAAAGGATGAAAAGGGCATGACAATTAAAAACGATTACCTGGCAAGGCTTTTGAAATTGCGGCCGTGCCCGGAAATGTCAACCTATGATTTCCTTTACCGCATTGCTTCTGACCTGGTTTATACGTCCAATTCCTTTTCCGTGATTTTCTATAACGAGGATTTCACGAGGATAACGAGTATACAGCCGATTACTACGAAGAGTTACCGCATATTTGAAGATGACTGCCATAATATCCTTTTCCGCTTCCGGTGGGACTATGACGGGGAAACCTACACAGTGCCATACCAAAATGTTATTCACATCAAGGCAAGGTACAACAAAAAGCGGTTCCTGGGAACGTCCCCGGATTTGGAGTTAAAGCGGAGCCTGGACCTTATCGAAACATCCGGCGAAACAGTAAAGAAT